ATTAACCACAGCACTCGCGCACTCTTGCGCTTTCTTTTCTCCCACTCCACTCTCATCATTATCAAGTGCAAGAATAAATCTAGCACCTGTCAGCTTGCGTAAATTAGAGGCTGCATCCAACAAGAAGTTGGCACTAAAAACGCAAGCTACAGGAATTTGGGTAGCTTCATATACTGAAGCGGCAGTTGAGTAGCCTTCAACTAAAATTAATTTTTCTATATTGTTTAGGTCTTGTAAGGTAGTACCGATTAAAAATATATTACCTTTGATTTCTGAGGCGGAAGCAAATCTTTTCTCCCCTTTTTTATCTATGTACTGTAGAGAGCGAATCTGTCCTGTGGTATTATATACAGGAACAATTAACCTACCATTTAATTGCTTCAACCCATAACTTTTAACTTTTTTATTCGTGAGATATTCATGGTCGATGGCTTCGTGGCAAATCTTAAATTTTTCCTGCATTTCAACTGCAACTTCATCTTGTCTTTGTTGCCTTTCTTTACGAGACTTAGCACTAGCCTCTTCCATTTGTTTTTGTAATTCTTGTCTATCTACAATACTTAGTTGGTTAGTATCTATGCTTGACCACTTGCCCTCAAAACCAGTTTTCCAATTACCATAAGTGCAGAACATGTGTTCGCCTACCTGGTTGATAGCATAATACCCAGACTTCTGACCGCCTGTATCTGGTTTACCGCCTATTGCTTTTACTGGTACTCGTATTATCTCGCCAGTAATTTCTAAGAAGTCTACAAGCAACCCCTGTGCTTGCATCTCGTTTATTAAATCATGTGTACTCTTACCTGTGCTAAAACCAAGGTCGTTATAGAGTATGTCCTTTTTTAGGTACTTTGTTAAATCCATTTGCAGCTCTCTCATCATCTAACTGCGCTTGCACGTTCGCCCAGTTTAGATATTCCCTAACAATATTTGTGAAGATTCTTTTCCTGTTATCTCTGTCCCATTTATGCAATGGTTTTTGATCTTCCTTTCCTGCTAGTTCTAAATAAATATCTTTGGTTTGTGCTATGGAATATTCAATCCCTGTATCATTCAGTTGTGCTTTGTTGGGTAGTCTTTCTCCCTCCCCAATCTTTTTTAAATGAGCCATACAGCACGCTCCAAGCCAAAATTCTCCATCCTTTCTTAAAAACGGCCCAGCTGGTGCTTTACAATATGCACACAGCGTGGGTCTGTTCTTACCATCAAAATTAAAATGGTGCGTCATCATCATCATCAACAGAGGTACTTCCCATTGCTGCTAAATCAGATTCCGATGGTCCTGTTTTGATACTATCGTCAACAGGCTCTGGCTTTTTGTCAGTAGGTTGCCAAGTCTTACCCCAATCTTCGTTAATCTTTAGATAACCATTGTCATCCTTAACTAATTCAGCTGATACACTTTTACCCATAAAGGCAGTAGATGTATCTTTTGGTGGTTCTTTTAATCCCATCGCTTGCGCCATAAGTAGCATTGACTTAACGCCACTATCCACATACTTAGGATTATCGTGACCAACAGTAAATGTATGATTCAATCTGATGCTACTACCATCAATCTCAAAATACATCTTGCACCCACGCCATCCGTTTCTACCTTCAACCAAGGCTTCTTCTTCGCCTTGCCAATGCAGAACATGTCTACCTGGCTCAACTGCCGACTTGCCTTCACTAGAGGCATCTACATTAAAATTTGTTAAATCCATTTTTTACTCCTTTTTAAATCCAACATTTATATTCTGAACACTCATCCTTTTTTGAACCACAATGACAACAAAATCCATCTTCATCGTATTGCGGTTCATCATCGCAAAAGTGTTCGTTAAGTTCTTTAGTATCAATCACTTTAACATTTGCTCCCTTATAGCCTGCCATTCAAATGGCATTTCATTATCAAGACCAAATCTATTCTTAGCTTGGAAGCCAGGTGTCTCTTGTGTAAAGATGGTTCTGTCTCCTTGCTTTAGCTTAGTAGTCATACCACCGCCTTTACCTTTTACTTGGATAGTACCTATCTTGTAATTGGCAAAGAATACCGCGTCGCTGTGTTCTATAACTAGATCAGCGGCCTTTCTGTGGAGCTTAATTTGGTGCCGATCATGCGGCTCACTGCTAGGATCTTCATATCTTCTTACTTCATTATGTGCAATCTGTAAGACTGTAAAGCCTTTATCTCGCAACTGATTCAGTAAAGTTAAATATTCTTTCCATACCTCTAAACAAGCGGCATAGCCTTTTCCGTATGCTGGTGAACTGATATCTGGCCAACCATTCTTTTCACAAACATAATCGTGCATTAAAGTTTCTAACCAATCTAAACTATCTACAATAACAGTTTTAAATTCGCTATCTTCTTCTATTAAAGACTTTAGGTTTCCCTCTAATTCTGTATAAGTTTTAGCTACAGGAAAGTGAGGACACTCAATCTTACCAATACCATCTTCTGCTTGTACTATGATTGGTTTGTTCATAGTTGCACCAAAAGATGTTTTACCAATACCACCTGGACCATAGAGAACTATGATAGGTGGTTTAAGTTTTGCCTTTTGTCTTATATTAGCTAACGACATTACTCCACCTCAATCTTTGGTTTATCTTCTGGTAAATGTTTTTTAAGCTCATTCAAATAATGTGCCTGTAAGATTTCATTCTTTTCTACCTCAAAGTTTGCATTGGCTACAAGTTCATTTTTTTGTCCCTGTAATAAATTTAATTTTCTATAAACCATCTGACCATCATCTGATAAGTCGTCTAAGTTATAGTCCTTTGTTACATCATCTTCTGTGATGCTAAATGTTATTGGCTCTTGTTCTGCCATATTATTCTCCCATTTGGTTTTGTTTATAAGTATCACACGCATCTTTAGCATTACACCAACGGCATCCGTCTTTGCTATAGTTGTATGTGGGTATTTCTTCGTAGCAAGCCTCGGCGGCTGGCTTCAAAGTTTCATAGGCCCATTCAACTAAGTTAATAGCTGATATGGAATATGATCTAATAGGACCATCTTTGTGCCAACCCCTTGGTTGTACTATGGTCATTTGAACTGTGCAGTCGTCTCCGTATCTTGATAATGCACCGAGTGCATAAATACGCATTTGTGGGTTGTCTGCTTCTACTGCCCACTTACCAGATTTAAGATCTATTATCTCTATTATATCTTTACCAATGAGAATAGCATCTGCTGTTCCCCAAAGGTCTGCATGTATTTCTGGCATGTTAACTCTTTCTTCAATCAATGGTCTTGCTACGTCAAGCTCCATCATTCTCTTGTCTATGTAATCTACATAAGTGTTAGCACAATCAATCATCTCTTGGTCTACTGTAATGTCAAAGTCCTCTACATGATGTGTTGTGTCTAAATAGTATTCTTCTAAAGTAAGATTATTTAATCTACCTTTAAGTAGTGTCTCTACCATTTCGTGAATCAATGTACCTGTCGCTGCTGGTATGCCTACTTTATATTCAACCTGCATACTTGCTAAGAGTTGTGGCATGCCAGGGCAAGCCATCCAAATCTTTGCTGCTGAAGGTGAGAGTTTAGCGTGCGCCATGGACAGAAATATAAGAGTCGTTTTCCATTCTTTTCACATCATCAAGATCGTATTTAATCTTACCGCCAATCTTAAAATAGCTAGGACCTTGCCCTCTATAGCGTCTATTGTCGATTGTTTTCTTGCTGACTCCCCATCTCTCTGCTAGTTCGTCAACTTCTATGGTATTTGATATGTCAAAATTCTTTTCTAATATTTCCATAAATTTCCCTTTTATTAATATTTTTGTTTATAATAAACCATTATTACTAATTATCAAGTAATATTTTAATAAAATTTGGGAGAAATTGATGATGAATAAAACAGTATACGCACATACTAACTTAGGAACTGAAGAGGAATGGGATCAAGCAATAGATAGGCTTGCAACCAATAACCAAGTAGCTGGAACGCATTACAAGCAATCCAAGATACAACCTATAGATTATATATATGCTAACAACCTGTCTTATAACTTAGGTAGTTGTTTAAAGTATATAACCAGAAGTAAAGGAGAGAAACAAGATAGGGTGACTGACTTGTTAAAAGCCAAACACTTTATTGATCTTGAACTACAGATGGTTTATGGAACAGATGCCAAGGGTAATAAAATAGGAGATTATTCAATAGAAGTTTCTCTTTAACTATGAGGTAGCTATGAATTTATATGAGTTTGATGATCGTATTCTAAGTGAAAGAAACGGAAGAAAGCCTATATATGTGAACAAACATCTTGCTAAAAAGTTTAAGGATTTTTGTGAGAGCCAACAGAAATCACCACATAAGGTGGCTGAGTATCTAATATCTTTAGGTATGAACTCTGTTAAGTATTACGAAGAACCTAAAGTGTCTGTTGACATCGAAGCTCTTTAAATAGGTTTTCTACATTTTTAAGCGAGTCCATCGCTTGCATCTCTTTGTCTTTAATGGTTATCTGTTTTTTTCCGTCTGCAAAAGTAAAGACAACTTTCTGTGGACCTAAAGCAACCAAAGCATAAACATCTATTGCATTTTTTTCGTATTGCCTACTTTTAGCAAAAGCACCACGCCTAAAATCAAACTGCCATGACACTCTATGTGTTTGTATTTTAGATTGTGTTTTAACCTGGCACTTGTATAGCGTATGGTCAACATCAAAGATAATGTCTGCCTCCGCGCTGTGTGGAACTATCATTACAGTATCTGCGTGTAAAGAAAGTAGCGAGGCTACTAAGTATTCTCCAGA